GTAGATCACTAGAAAAAACAAAAAAATAAAGATATGGCAACAAGTAAATATTTCACAGTAACAGTAAAACCTACTATTCCAGCTTCGGCGCAACACGTGGCTTTTTCTGATTCTGACCTTCTTTTTGATTGGACGGCATTTGAAATCCCAAAAGGAAGTGCTAAACTAGTAAACGCAACAGTATTAGTAAGACCTAAAGGAAACGCTGCTCCAACCGCTAATGACAATGGCTTTGGATTAGTTTTTAGTAGTTCAAACACTCAAACTTTAGGCGCTTCGAATGGTAATATAACAAACGTACCTTCCAATGATTTTTTAGGAGCCGTGGAATTTGCAACAAACAGTTACACTCCAATAACTTTTAATAGCACTTGTGTTGGTACTTTGGGCAGGGGTACTGGTGATACTGAAATACCAATGGCCCCTTTAGTTTTAACACCTAATTTAAACGCTTTGTCAACTACAACACCTGGTTATGACACGATTTATTTGGCGGGTTATTGCGCTTCTGCTAACATGGACTTTACGTCAATAAATGCTATAGCTGAAGATACAGATGCTGAGCACGTAGATTCAAAAGTTATAACTATGGATGGTAGTGGTATGGATGTTAGAGAACACTTTATAGCTGGAGACGTTGTACATATCGGTACTTCAGTTGGTACACCCGCGGCAGATAGTCTTATTGGGACAGTAGCTTCAGCGGACAGCGCAACGCAAATAACTCTTGAAGACGTTTCACCAACCGCTCTTGTAGATGGTGACATACTATATAATATACATCCAGTTAGAATTATATTACAATTTGAAAGATAAAACAAATTAAATTAACTTAAATTAAATAAAATGGCAAAAAACACAACAAAAAAAATCAAAGAACTAAAGGCTGAAAAACCTTCTAAAATTACAAACGAAGAATTAAATCAAGTACAATCAGTAATAAACGATGTAAATAGAGCACAGTTAGAGGTAGGTTCTTTTGAAAGCAAGAAACATAATCTTTTACACCATATAGCGCAATTACAAGAAAAGTTAGGTGAACTACAAGTTGGATTCGAAAAGACTTATGGTACAGCTGATATCAACATACAAGATGGTACTATAAATCACAAAGAAGATGTCAAAACTGATTAGAAAAATTACCGTAGGTAAAGACTATAAGAACGACGCTATGCACTATGCTGTTGGACAAGAGGTTTATGGTGGGCATACTATTTGTGACATCATAGAAGATAAGGACAAGTATTCTATTTACATAAAAAAGAATAAAGATGTCCTACCCTGGAAAGACTTCAACAAAAACATGGCGGTATCTATAGAATATAATCTAGAATACTGATGAAAGCGCCTTTTGACTTTGTCATAGAGCCAAAAGGAAATAGATACAACAATACTAAAAAAGTTGGGGATAAAGATCTTATTTTAAATACAGAAGTTTATAACCATCAATTTGTAAATAGAGAAGCTATTGTTAAATCTGTTCCCACGGCTTTTGAAACAGAAATAGAACCTGGAAACAATGTTATAGTCCATCACAATGTGTTTAGAAGATGGCATGATGTTAGAGGTAAGGAAAAGAATAGTAGAAGCTACTTCGATGAAGATACGTATTTAGTAAAAGAAGATCAAATATTCTTGTATAAAAAGTATTGGAGATGGAAAGCGGTGAAGGGATATTGTTTTATACAACCTATAAAAGACACAAACTATCTTACAGAAGATATAGAAAAACCTTGCGTAGGTAAAGTTGTGTATACTGATGGTAGTTTTAAAGAAGGTGATTTAGTAGGATTCACACCTTTTTCTACTTATGAATTTATAGTCGATGGAAAGAGATTATACAGAGTTATGACCCAATTTATTACAATTAAATATGAATATCAAGGAAACGAAGAAGAGTATAATCCAAGCTGGGCAGAAAGCAGTGGAAGAATTAATCAAGGTAGCTAAAGAACCTATTGTTGATTCTGGAGATGATATTACTGCTGATAGATTAAAGAATGCCGCAGCTACTAAAAAACTAGCAATATTTGACGCATTCGAAATACTTACAAGAATCCAAGAAGAAGAAAACCTGCTTGAGGGCAAAGCACCTGAAGAGGCAGAGAAAAAAGTCTTTAAAGGATTCGCAGAAGGTAGATCTAAGTAATGTACAAGCAAAGTTTAGTTAACACAGTAGAACCTATAAAAAAGACTACTATTACCAGAATGAATAGAGGTAAGAAGTGGAAGTATGGTTATAACAAAGAACATGATTTAATTGTATTATCTCACAATGGAGTTATAGGTGAAATTATAGAAATACAAGATTTAATTATAGCGCTACCGAAACCACCTAAAGAAGTATATAAGCACGAGAAAAACAANTGGGTNAAACAANANTATCCCAANGAGTTAGAACGTATTAAGAACATATTCGATTGGAGGAGTTATCCGGAAGACAGTAAAGAAAAATGGTACGATTATATAGACGAAGAGTTCAAACGAAGAGAAGAGGGCTTCTGGTTCACAAACAATGGTAAACCAACCTGGATAACTGGTACGCACTATATGTATTTGCAATGGAGTAAAATTGACGTTGGAGCCCCAGACTTCAGAGAAGCAAACAGGTTGTTTTATATATTCTGGGAAGCGTGTAAGGCAGATAAAAGATGTTACGGAATGTGTTATCTTAAAAATCGTAGGTCAGGATTTTCTTTTATGTCTAGCGCGGAAACAGTTAATCTAGCTACTTTAACAGGGGACGCTAGATATGGTATACTTTCTAAAACTGGTTCTGATGCTAAAAAGATGTTTACGGATAAAGTTGTTCCAATTAGTGTTAATTATCCATTCTTTTTTAAACCAGTTCAAGATGGTATGGATCGACCAAAAACAGAGTTAGCATATAGAGTACCTGCTAGTAAGTTTACAAGAAAAAAAATTACAGCTAACGAAAAGCTAGAAGATATAAAAGGGTTAGATACCACTATAGATTGGAAGAACACAGGAGATAATAGTTACGATGGTGAAAAACTAAACCTACTAGTACATGACGAAAGTGGTAAATGGGAGAGACCCGATAATATATTAAATAACTGGAGAGTTACCAAAACATGTTTGCGATTAGGTAGTAGGATAGTTGGTAAGTGTATGATGGGCTCAACTTCAAACGCATTAGATAAGGGTGGAGACAATTTTAAAAAATTATACAACGCATCAGATGTCACATCGCGAAATAGAAATGGCCAAACAAAGTCTGGTTTATACTCTTTGTTTATTCCAATGGAATGGAACTATGAAGGATTTATTGACAAACACGGATATCCAGTCTTCGATAATCCAGATAATGATGTCCTCGGACCAGATGGCGAACTAATAGATGTAGGAATAATAGAGCATTGGAACAACGAGGTAGAAGGATTAAAATCCGATCAAGACGGATTAAACGAATTCTACAGACAGTTTCCAAGAACTACGGAGCACGCGTTTAGAGATGAGGCTAAAAACTCTATATTTAACTTAGTTAAAATATACGAACAAATAGATTACAACGAAGGAATAGGTAACTCAGCAGTACTATCGGTTGGTAATTTTCAATGGGTAAACGGAGTTAAAGACACACAGGTTATATTTTACCCTGATCCAAAAGGTAGGTTTAAAGTTAGTTGGTTTCCGCCTAGTCACATGCAGAATAGGATAGTTCAGAAGAATGGAATTAAGTATCCTGCAAACGAACACACGGGAGCTTTTGGATGCGATAGTTATGATATATCAGGTACGGTAGATGGTAAAGGATCTAATGGAGCTTTACATGGTCTTACTAAGTTTTCAATGGAAGACTGCCCACCTAACCATATGTTTTTAGAATATGTAGCTAGGCCACAAACTGCTGAGATATTTTTTGAAGATGTACTAATGGCCTTGGTGTTTTATGGAATGCCATTACTTTGTGAGAATAATAAACCAAGATTATTGTACCACTTAAGAAGAAGAGGATATAGAGGGTACTCAATGAATAGACCAGACAAACTATGGAACAAGTTGTCTGTAACAGAAAAAGAAATAGGTGGAATACCTAATTCAAGTGAAGATATAAAACAGGCTCATGCGGCCGCTATTGAGATGTACATACAAAATCACGTTGGTCATTTAGGTGATGGGAATTATGGAAACATATAT